GACTTATTAAGATTATTAAACCGGATTATTATTCACAGATTATGTCCGAATTTAAAAAACTTACAGACCTTAATCCAAACCTACCAAGTTATTTGAGAGGATTTGCATAATATGGGTAATATGCCTTTGGGTGCTACCGGTGGTAGTTATGATAATCTCCGAGTTGATACACAGATTGCAATTGGTAGTGAAATTTTTACCGAAATTACGGTAAAAGAGGTTGTTCTAGGTGAGAGTTTACTTACACCAGGTTTACAGACAGCAGTAACTTTGCAGTCATTTGTCTATGCTGACCAACCAAAAATATGGGGTTCATATAAAAACCAACCTCTAGTAATTACTATGAACCAACCAGCCACAAAGTATTCTATGTTTGTAAATCAACAACTCTATAGAATTGACAATAGAGAATTGGACATTAACGTAGGTCAAACTGAAACATTAACACTCCACGCCTGCGACCAATCACTATTAAACGATGCACAATCACTAGTTTCCAAATCATGGAAATGTACCATGCCATCCGAGGTTGTTAATTATGTATTACAATCCTGTGCTGGTGTTAGAAATGCAGTTATTGATAATGCTGGGCCTGCCAGAGATTATATCGCAGAGAATATACATCCTTTTCAGGTTGTGGCACAGCAAGCAAATGTGGCACTATATGAAGGCAATGACCCATCATTCTTGCATTATATGACTTATGAAAACTTTGGCACACATTATTTTAGAGCATTAAAGAAACTTGAAGGTGGTTCACCTGTAGTAACATATGCCAGTTCCGAGGGCGCGGACGTGGACCTTGCAGATGGTGGTGCTGCTATTAATTTTAGTTTCCCTTGTGACTTTGATTATCTCTCCGACTTATTAAATGGACTTGAAGGTGGCAATAGTGTCAGCACAATTAATCCATTTAATCAAGGAGGTAGTTTATTTGGTGGTTCTATTGGTGGTTGTGGTATTGGTAAAGGCAATCATAAAACTGCTATAACCAATTCCGGTTCATCCGAGCAACAAAATAGTTGTAATATGGGTGTAGAGCAATACTTATTGTTGAGACAGGCCAGAATGGGTCTATTAGAAAAAGATAAGATTGCTTTTCGTATTACGGTGCCATGGAATCCAAGGCTACATGTTGGTCAGATTATTGGTTTCACTTGGCCTGGTAAAGGTAGAAATGCAGGTGTTCCTATGTATGGTTCAGGTTCATACTTGGTTGTAGCACTTAAACATAACATCCAATTAGGTGGTTATGCCACCACAACACTTGATTGTATAACTGGAAATGTAGGGTAATCATGGCGAATCCAAATTTAGACCAATTTACAATTCAACCACATTTTATTGTGGACCCAAAGAGCGACCAATCTCATAATAGCAATCAGTCAACCAGGTCATTAAACCATGGTCCTGATGTTAGCAATGAAGACCTTGGTTATTGGGGTTCAGCAATTAATCCAACACAATCTGGCCAGCAACAGTTCCCAGGTGGCATGGACCCAGGTTCAATGGTCTATGTTTTAAAAGGATTAGGACAGAACGGTGGTATTATTCTAGGCCTTGCCAATTCTATGAGAAATGGTAATGGTGTTAATATGGCCGGAGGTGGACAAGACCTTATGAGTGGTGCTATACAAGAATTAATCAATACAACTATTCCTGTTAATATACCACCACAAATACAAGAAAGTACCGAAAGAGGTGCAAAGGTTCGCACCATCAAAGAAAAAGGAACACAGCATAGTTTAGGTGCCTTGGACGGTCTACCAAACCACGGTGCTTTATTTGATATGTCTGGTTTTAGATTGCCAGCAATGAAGAGTGTTCCTACTGCTAGACAGACAAACGACCAGATGATGACACAAGATTTGATGGACCAATTGCCAGGGCAAATTATGTCCCTTGCACAGATGTTTCAAGGTCTTATGCAAAATGGTTCAGGCGGCGGAACAGGTGGTTCATCTGCGGCGCAGGCAGGTGGTTTAGGCAATGGTAATAGTTATTGGGATGACATTCATAGTGGATTAACTCCAAATATGTCCACCGCATTAAATAGTTTAAGTAATCTAATACAGGGACATGAAACCGACAATGGTGTTGGTTATGTCACAGGCAATGTTGTTCATTATGGTATCTACCTAGAAAACGCAACACAATTATTAAGTCAGGTTCAATCTATAGATGACCTTATGAGCGTTCTAAATCGCCTTCAATGGGACACCACCATTATGGGTCATGAGGCACTAGATAATGTGGTTATACAGATTGAAAATGCCTGGGGTGTGGCATTACAGGAAGTTGATATAAACGGCACAATAACCGTATCATACGCAAATGCAAATGCTCAAATGGAATTTGCCAATAGCATGAGCAATACCGCATATGCTGGAGTAGGTGTATCTAATACTGGTAACACTGGTGGTGGAAGTTCCGGCGGTGGATCAAGTGGTGGATCTGGGGGATCCGGAAGTGGTTCTGGCGGCGGATCTGGTGGTATGGGTAATATGTTTGGCACAGCATCAAAAACCATACAAGATATGTGGAAACGCCTCGCTACGACACAAGAACAAACTGCGACACAAATGCATCAAAAACTAAATCAGCAACAGGTAGCTCAAACACAAAACCAAATCAATAAAGGCACCATAAACGGCCAAGATATAGCACAAATTGTTCAACAACTTATATCATCGTAAGGAATTAAAAAATGGCAGAATTGCAAGCAAGTGTATCTACAACAGGCGGTGGAGATACTTATAACGATAATTCAGAAGGTAAAACTACACCTCGCAAATTTAATGTTGATCAAGATGCTCGTAGCATGGAATCTGGAGGCCAGTATCCAAACTATTGGTCACACAAGACCCGATCTGGTCATTCTTTCATTATGGATGACTCCCAAGGTAATGAAACGGTAACCATCCAACATCGTTCTGGTACTGCTATTCAAATGCGACCAGATGGTGGTATGCTATTAACCACACATAATGGTAAATATGAGGTGGTGCTTGGTGAAGAACGTGTAACAATCTCTGGTGCTTCCGACATTACCGTTAAAGGTGATACCTCACTCCGTTGCTATGGTGATTATAATGTCACGGTCCATAAAGATTATAATTTAACCGTTATGGGTAATATGAATTTGACTGCAAAGAACATAAATCGTTCTGTCCGTGGAACTATTGATACTGAAGCAAAAACTATCAATACAAAATCTGAAGGACCTATCATAACTAATTCACAAGATTCAATAGTTCGTAGTGCTAAAAATAATATATCCGATGCCGCAGGTGGTGCCGGACAATATGCATTTGGTGGTGATTTAGCTATTAGAAATGGATTGAACCAATCAAAAACAAGTGCAAAACTGGTTGTTGAAAATCAAGCACCTAAAGGAGTAACTTATCATTCTTCGCCCGGTACCGTCAACGTTGCGTGGGGAACAGGATCAGGAGCTGCAGCTGCAACTCAACACAAATATGGTGGTTTTTCCGCGCAAGGGATTATACCTTTATTGGGAATAGTGATTAGTAATCAAAAAGTCCAACAATCCATTAATGGTATGTTTTCAGGTATGACTTCAGATGATCACAGTCACACATACAAAAGTAATAAGATACAAAAGATTTCTCAAAGTAAACAAACAACGGTAGGTTTGAACTCAATTGAAACGGTAACAAGTGGTAGTAAACAAGTAACCGTTCAAGCAGGTAGTATGTCACATGTTGTTACATCTGGTAGTATGGAAATGCGGGCCCCGGCAGGATCCGCAAGTTTTGTTGGAGGATCTACAAGTATTAGTTCATTAAGTGGATTACTTGGTATGGCCGGAACTGCTGGAGTTGCTTTGGATTCTTTAGGTTCCTTACTAAATTTAAATGGTGGTATTGCTCAGATAGCATCGGCACTTGGATTGAATTTAAGTTCTCTCAACATTATTACTCCTTCACTTCCTGGACAAGTTCCACAAGTTCAAGGTAATTCATCATCACAGCCTCAGGCTGAGCCTGATGCTACTAGCGAAACAGATAGTTGGCTGTAAACTAAATAAGGAAACGCTAAAAGGACTATCATGGCCACCACTCCGTTTGTAAATAGAGATCCAGACTATGCAGATTTGGACCTGGATTTTACCATGAATCCTGCTACTGGTGATGTTAATATATTATATGGCCAACAAGACATCAAAAGGTCTGTCCGTAATCTTGTATTAACCAATTACTATGAGAGGAAGTTTCAGTCTACGTTAGGTTCTGATGTTAGTGGACTATTGTTTGAATTGGATACACCATTAACAACCGTTTATTTAAAGTATGCCATTTCAGGTGTGATAAATAACTTCGAACCAAGAGTTAGTTTGCAAGATGTTACCGTTGTTAATAATCCTGACCAGAATGGTTTTACGGTTACAATACAATATACTATTTTAAATAGAAACTTACCTGTAACATCAACATTATTTTTAGAGAGAATTCGCTAAATGGCAACGTCCAATACCTCGCTTAGAGTAACAGAATTAGATTTTTCTTCAATTAAGACTAATCTTATAAATTATCTACAAAGTCAAAGCACTTTTAGTGACTATAATTTCCAAGGTTCTGGTATGTCCGTTCTATTGGACATTCTGGCCTATAACACATACTATAATGCTTTTTATCTAAACATGATTGCCAACGAGGCATTCCTCGATACTGCACAAGACCGAAAAAACATTCTCTCACATGCCAAGTTGATTAATTACATTCCAGATTCCGCACACGGTGCTCAATCTCTATTAAACATCAAAGTCACACCATCAAATGGTGAAAATCCTAACGTCAATTATATTATTTTAGACCAATATACCAGACTTGTTGGTGCCGATATCAATGGTACCAATTATCCATTTGCAACCGTCAATGCCAATACAGCATATAAAGATAACGGTTCATTTTCTTTTGCTAATGTAGTAATCAAACAAGGTGAGGTTATCACCAATCAATTTGTTATTGATGCCAATAACGTTACAGGCCGATACCAGATTCCATCTGCTAACGTAGATACTGATACAATGATTGTTACGGTACAAGAGTCCTCATCCAATACACAAACTACCCAGTATTTCTTGGCTGCTGATTTGACAGAAATTCAGGCCAATTCTAAAGTATATTTCCTTGAAGAAGACCAAGATTTAAATTACACCATTTATTTCGGTGATAATGTTCTAGGTCAAAAACCTGCTAATGGAAACATTGTTCAAGTCACATATTTGGATACGGTTGGTTCAGTTGCCAACGGTGTTCAAAAGTATGTTTTTACAGACCCTATTGCTGGGTTATTTAAGAATAATGTTAAGATTACGGTTACACAAGGTTCATATGGTGGTACAGATAAAGAAAATATAGAAAACATTAGATTTAGAGCACCATATTATTATACCGCACAGAACCGTTGTGTCACTATTAATGATTATGAATCCATCGTAACAAAAGATTTTCCTGATATTGAGGCTGTCTCTGTCTGGGGTGGTGAAACTAATATACCACCTGTTTATGGTAAGGTTTATCTATCTCTAAAAACTAGAGGTTATTATACTCTAACCGCATTAGAAAAACAGAA